AGCATTTTTAATAAATGCACCTTTTAATACCCATTCTGAAACTACATCACCTACAGGTCCTAACACGTTTACTGTTACGTCTTTTTTATAGAAATCAGAATAACCATCTCTACCTGTTACAGATTCGTGATGTAAACGAACCCATTCCATTACAGCTTGGGCTCCTGAAGGTGTGATAGGGTCAAATAGGGTTAATGTAATATCACTCCATACTGATTTACCTTTAATTTTTCTTAAAACATTAATATGATTGAGAATAACTTCACCATTATCAATGTTAAATCCACTTACTCCTTTAATTACATAAGAAGGAAAACCATCTACGTAAAGGATAAATCTATTAGCTTGTTTTGGTTCAAAAGCCGTATAAAATATTTCGTTTGGGTCTAGTACTGCCATTTTATTATTATATTATTTGATATTCACGTATAAATATTTATTGCTTCGGTTTTTATGATGGGAATGTTGCTCCTGTTGGAAGTACATTGAAATCCAAGATAATAAATTCAGCTGTTTTAGTTGGTTGTAGATAAATAGCACCTACTAATTGGTTTCTATCTATAACATCTGGTGTATTATTTGAATCATCCATCACTACTTTAAAGGCATACAAACCTTGTCTTTGTTGTACACTTTCTAAGTATGGGTTAACACTACCTAAGAATTGGTTTCTTGTTGCTGCGGTATTTTGTTCGAATACTAAATTATCAGCTACTTGAGAAATAAATCCTTTAAGTTGAATTAATAGCCTTCTAACATTTACTCTATCAAGAGCACTTGCTTTAGTTTGTAAAGTTTTCTGACCAAATACTACGTTTCCAGCATTAGGGAATGAAGCAATTGGGTTAACTTTACCTTCATAAAGTGAATCACGATTAGCTTGAGTATATTTTCTTTCAGGTTTAATTACTGTAGATAAACCACCTCTATTTAAACCAGCAGGTGCAAACCAAGGTTCAGCTACTCTATCATTAAAGGCATAAACACCAGGAATTACTGTTGAAGCTGGTACCCAAATTAATTGGCCTGTTCCTGGATCTGATACTCTTAACCATGGAGCATAAGATGCAGCATAACTTGAATTCAATTCAGCTGCTTCTCCTGTATAAGTTAAAATTGTAGAATTGTAAGGAGCTAAATCAACTACCGCAATAGCATCTCCTCTTTCTTGACACATATTAATCAATTGAGCTACTTCAGTTGAATGTTGGCTTTGATTTAAACCAGGCATTGTAATTACATTAAACTGGAAATCATCTTGATTTGATAGTAAACTAATTGATTGAGTGTAATCATCTGGGCTAATACCTTGAACATTAGTTGCATTAATATTTTCATTAAATAATGCTGGGCTTCCTACAAATACCTCTCCAGAAGCACCACCAAATGAACCACTTTGAATTGCAGGCATAGAACCTGTAAATTCATTTTTAGCATTTCCTGAGTTATCTAAATAACGAGGAGTTGTAAAATTAACTGATTCTACTCTAATATAATTTGATCGGTTTGGATAACTTCCAGTTTCTTGTATATAATACCCATCAGTAGCATCACCTGCAAGAGTTTTTCTAGTATCACCAATTACTTTAGTAATATAATTATCAGAGAAAGGATCTAATGATAAATTAGTAAATGTTTCTAAAATTGATTTTTCTCTTTGAGTATCATTACCCCTTCTAACAGTTAAAGTAAATTGACCTGAAGAAGTATTTACAAATGGGATTTCCCATCTCACGTTATCAAGAGATCCACTTTCTAAAGCACCTGTGCTAGCTTCAGTAGAAGTACTATTCATAATATCACCCTCAGATAAAGTAGCTAATACAAAAGGAGATAAACCTGAATCAGGACCACTAGAACCTGTAGCAATAGTTGATGAAGAAGCTGCTGTAAAAGAACCTGATACTACTCTAGTAACTAATAAAGTTGTACCTCCTTCTGTGAAGTAATTATATGCTGAGTATGCAGTTAAGTGAGAATAAACACTTCCACCACTAGTGAAAGTTTCTCCAAATTTACTTACATAATCGCTGTATGAGGTAACTAGAGTAGGTATATTAACAGGACCCTTTACAGTAGGTCCAAGAATAGCAGTCCCTGCTTGAACAGGCTGCCTTGTAATAAAAGATTGATCGTTTTCTCTTGCTAAAACGCCAGGTGAGACTAATGTTTCTGCCATCTTATTTTGGGTTTTGTGATTTTATTTTGTTATAAATATTATATTTTTTATCAAAAAAACTAATTAGACACAAATTCTCCTGTTTCTATATCAATGTTTCCATCTCCATATTTTTCTTGGAGAGTTTGACCAATTTTTACTTCTCTATTTTTAAGTTCTTTAAATTTTTTTATTAATTCTTCTTTTCTTAAAGATAAATTTTGTGTTACTATTTCTAATTCTCCAAATTGTGATACTAAACTAGCATTTTCAGTTTGGATTAATTTAATTTCTTGTAACTCGTCTTGTGTTAAAACTTTTTTTTCCATTTTTTTATTTTTTATAATTATAAATATTACTTTTTTTTTTGAAAATTATAATCCAAACCTTCCTTTAGTTGCGTTATAGTTTTGAAGGACTTCTTGGGATGAGAGTGCTCGGTTGTATATAGTAGCGTTATATATGTTACTATTTAAGTAAGCACCGATAGAAGGTACACCTCTTCTAGCTGAAGAAGTTTCTAATACTTCTAAGAAATCAATACTTCCCGTTTCGGAAGTTGAAAAAATCATAAAATTTCTGTTTTCGTACATATTATCCTAAATTATATTTTACTACAAAATTTTCTAACCAAATGATAGCATCACCTAAATACGGTTCTGCTGCAGGTTCATCCCAATCACCAATTCCAGGATCGGTATCTATCATTAATCCGAACCATTCATCAAATTCTTGAAATGCAGTTGGATTAATTCCATTCGTTGTCCAACATAATGTTATCAAATCTCTTATTAATTGTATTTTTTCTTCTGTTGTCATATTATGATATTGAACCTGTTAATGCAGTTAATGTTGTTCCATTATTTCCTAAAATAAGTAAGTTAGTACTATCACCATCTGGGTCTGAGTTTATCATATATCCACTGCCAAAAAAGTCTACCGGAGCAAATGATGATACTTCATCTACTTTAGTCATTGTTCCTGTTGATGTATCAACTTTTCCTAATATGGCTAAAACGCCTGCAACTTTCGATACAAAATACACATCATTGCCAACTGTTGTTAAAACTACCACATCATGAGCAGAATTTCTTAATCCATCATTTGCAGATGTTGCCGTTGTTGTAATCTCACTTTGAAATGTCAATGTCGTACCAGACATACTTACAAGAGCAACATGATGTTTACCATCACCACCTTGAACAGAACTTTCTGAATAACATATTAATCCGTAATTATTACCAATATAAGTAGCTCCTTGAGCATTAATATATTCACCGCCTAAATCTATTATATTAGTTCTAGTACCATATGATGGTGAACTTGATAGTCCTGTGGCTGATATATAGTCAATATATCGGTTATTTGTTGATGTTCTTCGTTGAGTTATTATAAATACACTATCATCAGTACCAGTTCTCATAATTTTAGTAGTAGATGCTCCTGCAGATAAATTAAAAGTATAATATGAAGTTGCGCCTGATAGTGTTGTACCACTTATCGTAATTTTATGTAACCCAACACCAGTATTACCTCTATTACTTACCGCAAATACAACTGAATCTGAGATTCTAACTGTATCTGTTACTGAATTATTAGTTCGGCCTGTATATATATTGGTTAATGATCCGACTAATGTTACAGTTTTAGTTGAATTATCATAATCAAATAATCTTGCTTTAACATAACCAGATGCGTTTTGATCTCTAACTACTGCAATATATCTACCAGATGAATCAACAACTGTTGATGCATGAGTTCCTACATTTGGTATTACTTCAGTTGGTGTTCCTACACTTTGAATAGCACCATTTGAATCAATTTCAAACCCGCCAACATCTAAATATGCAGAACTTGCACCTCTATGAGAATAAATAATTTGACTACTACCCGTTTCATGAGTCATCCTATATTGTCTACCGTTTGTATTTATTGTATCAGTATTGATAGTATATGTATTTGTCCCATCAATTGTTAGTGTAGTATATGAGATACCCCCAGCTGAATGGTCATATGAATAAAATTCTGATATTGCATAAGGTGCTATTCCATCTGGAAATGATGGTGAATTTGTATTAATATCTGTAGTTGATTCAGTAGTTAATGATACATTACTTAAACTACCACTCTTTTCAGTTGCTATATCACCTAAACTTAATTGTCCTGATGCTGGTAATGTCATTATTTAATTTTATTTTTAAGTTCATCAATTTGTTTCTGTTGTTCTTTGATAGTTTCAATAAGAAGTGGTATCAATTTTTCATATCTAACCGCTTTCATTCCACTATCTCTTGTTTGAACTGCTTGTGGTAGAACCCCTTCTACTTCTTGAGCAATAACTCCAACATCATTTCCTTTATTACCATGTACTTCTGCATCTTCAATCCAATCAAATTCTACACCACTTAATTTTTGTAGTTTTTCTAATGGAGATTCAATTGTGTTTATATTTGTTTTCCATCTTTTATCTGATGATGAGAATGCTACAATATCATTTGATGCATCAATTCTACCATCTGTTGCGTT